TTCTTTAAAGTTGTAGGCGAGGGCATTTAGTCTTGATGCCATTGTGTTGACATCTTTGATCAATGCGGCGTAGTGTTGAATGTTTTCGTTTAACATTTTCGAGATCCTTATTTTAGAATGTTATTGTCACAGTTATAGTTATGTTGTCGGTGTCATCAAGATTATTGTCAGACCAAAAAGTTCCGGCCGCGGTGTCAGACGTATTCATATCAAATCTAGGTCTATTGTTCTGACCACCAATTGCTACTGAGTCTGGTGTAAATACATTACCTCCCACAGTAAGTGTGATGGAGGTCAAATTATTTGCCATATCAGTCTTGGTTTCAAAACCTGCAACACTGTCATCATTATTAGTCCTGAATCTAATTTGAGTATCACTAGCTTTATTAAATTGAGCATTGCTATCAAAAGGAGAAAATTGATCAGCTAGACTACCGCTTTCTGTTCCAGTGCTGTCCTGCCTTCTTTTGTCTGTCTGGGGAGAACCACGAACGACAGATCTATCAGTTTGGACCTCATAGATGTACTGTGCTGCCGTTGACTGCGTAGGAAAGAATAACCAGCGTGGAGGAGTCATGATGTGTAGTCAATACCAAATATAACGTCGAGTGCAGAAGAATTACTAGAAGTTACGATAGTGATCACCCCATCGGCGGCAACAGAAGTGTTTGCAAGTGAGGTCTGTGCTCCACTAGAATCACTCACACTTGCTGCTTTGATTGTGTCAGAACCATTCTTGAGAGTCGCTGTAACCGTACCAGATGCAGACTTGATGAAGAATGCGGTAATTGTTCTCGCTGTGGCTGCTGCGGGATCAATAGTATAAGTTTTATCTGCAACGGTCTCAATGTGTCCAGTGTATGAGTCTGTTCGACTTCCACTGATCACCCCAGTACCATCATTGAAACTTATACCACCAGCACCTAAACTAATTCCATCTAAAGCATAAACCGGACCATGAAAACTAGCTCCTTGACTTGATGAAAATCCCTGTAAAGCAATATTTACTGTAGTATCAATACTAAGCGTAGACCCGTTTTGTGTTAGACCATTATCAAGAGTTAGAAATCCAGTGGCACCGGTTGGTCCCGCTGGGCCAGCTGGTCCTGTTGGTCCTGTTGGTCCTGCGTCAGAACTAGCGGCTTTATCCCACACACCATAGGTAGAGTTGAATGTCCAACTTTTATTACCTAGTGTAACTGATTGACCATTGGATGGATTTTTTGGAAACAGGGGCATATTTTATTCCTTTTCTATATTTATCAAACTTCTACCCAACTATCATCAATACGGAAAAATAATCTTCCGATAGTTGTATTAAACCAAAAATCTCCTGTACCAATTAAGGTATGATTATTTTGGTCTGAGGTGGTAGTTCCTGCAAAGGAAAATGGTACTTCGGCATCTAATTGCAATTCGACATTTTTACCTTTGGGTAGAATCTCAAGACCCCGAGTAATGTTAATATCAGACACTGACTTTATTATCATACTACCATCATGACGTATACCAACAGCACCACCACCACCGATAGCTGTCAGTAGGTTATTTACCGCCATTGGATCAAAGTTATTTACACTGAGGACACGCTCAAGAGACTTCGCATCGAAAGTAAGTTCCTGTTTATTCTCATCATACTTGAGTGGGAATCTCGCTCGAACAACACCGGACTTACCCTCTGTTCCTCGCTTACCGATCTCACCCTTCTGTCCTCGTTTACCTTCTGGACCCTGAACACCCTTTGTACCAACTGGTCCTGCTGGACCGGGTATACCTTGCTTACCAGAATCTCCCTTTGGTCCTTTGGTTCCCTTTTCACCCTTTGGTCCCCTTGGTCCAGCTTCACCGGACACACCATCTTTGCCATCGGTGCCATCTTTACCCTTGGAACCAGCTTTACCGATCGGTCCACGATCACCCTTTTGACCTTGTTCTCCCTGTGGACCAGCGTCACCCGTTTCTCCACGTTCCCCAACAGAACCGGTCACACCCTGCTCACCCTGAATACCATTGAATCCGGGTGGACCTTTCGGCAAATCCGCACTAAAGACTGATCCATCTGTCAAGTGAATCAGTATGGTTTTTTGGTCGAGACTTTCTACTGACTTAACACCTAGACCACTCGCACCTGTTTCACCACGATCACCTTTAGACCCACGCTCACCCATCGGACCCTGTGGACCAAGTTCACCCGGAACTCCCTGTAAACCGACAGGACCAGCAGGTCCAATTGGACCACGTTGTCCTTGCTCTCCTACAGGGCCTCGTTTGCCTTGTTCGTGTATAAGCGTCCTTTGTTCAACTTGTGGTATGAGCTTTTCTGCAACTCTCTCGAAGCAAGAATTTATTTTTTGGCTCGTCCCTGTTACAGAAAAAACCAATCCGCTTTCTGTAACAAATTTCCTCTCGTTGAGTCCGATACCTAAAACTATATTGATATCGGGAGTCGAACCAGCAGATACCGGCTCAACAACAGATCCTTCTAGGATCGTATCATTCAATGTTTTTAATACAACAAATGAATTACCCGATGACAAACTAATTACCTACTTCGTGCTTTCTTTTTCTTATATTTAGTACCATCAGATTTTGATTGTTCTTTGAGCTTCTTTTTCTCTTGAATTTTCTTAATCTGATCTTCCATGTTTGCCTGCATTTGCTGCTGTTGGGCGCCAGCCATAACCTTTTCGTATTGCTCCATGTTATCCTGAACACGCTTCTTATGTTCTTCTGGGACAAGGTTTTCTTGTATCAACTTCTTAGTTGCATTGTAACCCTCAAGAGCGCGTCCCGCATAGAAAGCAGTAGCAGAGATTTCATCCAAAGCACCGTAGCGATATACATCCTCACTGATGAATAGAATATCCTCTGCTGGATATGGTGTCTCGACCGCCTGCTTTGCAAAGATGTATGCGGCAGCAGGCTTTTCAATCGACCTGTAAATCTTAGAGATCTCAACAAGAGGTTCTGCGCGGATTGGTCTAATATTATAGGCGCAGGTAAACTCATGAATAGTAACCTCTGGTGGTTCCTGCATGATCGCACAAAGAAGTCCTACACGGAACTGTGAATAAAATACTTCTTCATTCCACCCACCCAATTCAACTCGCTTCTTATATGCTTCCCTTGACTTTTCCCACTGCTGAGAATCAAAGTAACTCTGTGCTAGGTAGAAATGATAGCGGGGATTATCAGGCTCATCTTCAATAGCACCAAGTAGAGTTTCGGCATCACGAGAGTACTTCTCAACTGGAGTGATTCCGACATTCCTATTACCTTCAGTTCGTGCGGTGATATGATAATTACCAGCAACCTTCTGAAACACAGCAGGACTCTTCTTGGTTGCATCAGCGTACTCGTGTAGAACACCAACGTATCTCCAACCGAGGTCTAGTTTGAATATCTGGTTTCTCCACCAAGAGAAGTCACCCCTCTTGATTAGAAGAGTATATCCATCGGCATCCATCTTCTTGGGATATTCAAAATCACCCTCAATGTAGTCATCAGCATCGATGACCCATGCATAATCAGCATCAGATTTTTCTGCGTTATGGAAGGCTTCTGTACGTGAACCAATCCTATTTGCATGATCACCGAATCCCTTCCAGTCAGAAAGATGAACTTCTCCGGGTATACCCAATTCATCCATCGTCTTCTTGATTAGTTCTGGAGTTCCGTCAGTGGATCCAGTATCTGTAATATCGTATCTGTCAACATACTTTGCCATAGAGCGGAGACATTGCTCAATAATGTGAGTCTCATCCTTGACAATCATGCATAGTGTAACTTTTTTATCTCTCATGAGTTAATCTCCATATGAGTAGTTGAAAGTGAGTTCATCCAATAATCAACCATCTCATGTATCATACTTTCGAAAGTATATTCTGTTTTCCAATTTAAAGTCTTCTTTGCTTTTGTACAGTCACCCTTTAGATAGTTTAGTTCTTCTGGTCTCATGTACTTTGGATTCTGAACGACATAATCACTGTAGTCCATATCCAAATATCTAAATACGACTTCACATAAATCACGAACGGAATGTGTTTCCCCTGTAGAAAGAACAAAGTCATCTGGTGTTTCGTGATTGATGATATCTAACATTCCTCTCGTATAGTCTTTAGAGTGACCCCAATCTCTATACGAATCCATATTACCAAGCTCAAGAACGTCTGTCAAGCCAAGTTTAATTTGTACTGCGGTCTTTACTACCTTGTTGGTAACAAAGTTAGAACCTCTTCTTGGTGACTCGTGGTTGAATAGAATTCCATTACATGCATGTAGATTGTAAGCGTTTCTATAATGACGCACCAAGTTATATCCAAGGAGCTTCGAGCATCCATAAGGGCTTACAGGATTAAATCCTGTGGTCTCTCTTTGGAATCCGTCTTCATCAACACAGTTACCAAACATCTCAGATGAGGATGCTTGATAGAATTTTGCAGTGGGACAGAACTCTCGATACAATTCCAACATGTTCAACACACCAAGAGAGTTGCTTTGGATGGTAAACGAAGGAAGATCGAAACTAATTCGAACGTGACTCATTGCACCCAAGTTGAAAATATGTGTTGGTTTAGTTTCCAAGAAAATCCGGGTAAGTGATGGAACATCGAGTAGATCACCATAGTGTGTGGTAACCTGACCACTAAGATGATCCAATCTAGATTCTTGATTCTCGGCAGTAGACTGTCTACGGACTACACCATGAACTTCATATCCACGGTCAATGAGATGTTCGGACAAGTAGCTACCATCCTGTCCAGCAATACCAGTAATCAATGCCACGTTCTTCATTTAAAAATCTCCATGTCTCTAAGATCTGGCCAGTCTTGCACTGTCCATTCACGAGGTTCAGTTTTAATTGCTTTCTGTAATTTATTTATACCAATTTCAGCAGTCTCTGGTGTCATGTAATAGTGATAGCCCATTGTGTCTATGTTCTGTTCCCTCCAAGGAACGTTTGGTTCTCGACCATCATATGACATCTTCTTCAATTTCTTTGCAGCATCAGCATCATCTGTTAATATCATACCACCTCTACCAAGACTCAGGTGCTTTTGAAACTGAAAACTAAGACACATAAAAGTATCAGGGACGTAGCTATTCTCTCTCCACAATACGGCGGCATCCATGATGTTAGTATTCCCTATCTGATAATACTCAGACCAGTCTTCCTCTCGCCACGACCAACGAAGATTTAGTTTCTCCGCTGTCATCGGAACAGACACGTAGGTTCTTGTTGGAATAGTAATATCATTAGAACCAGAGTTTCTGAGACACAGTTCTATACCATGTGTACAACAGTCAACGGCAACTGCGTAAGGCGCACCGTAAAACTCTGCTATAGCATTTTCAAAATCTTCAACAGCTTTCATCAGATAAAATCTTTATCCATTTCTATTCCCTGATACGGACCCGTTTTATATTCATAAACAATGGTATCATCTTCCATTATTTCATAGTTGTGACCACCCTTGAAAGTAATTGAGCAGTCACCGGGAAATATAACATCTTCATGTATGATCGTGTCGTCAATATCATAAAGAATTACTTTAACTTTACCTTGAATTACAATCCAAGATTCCTGTGCGATTACTTCCTTCGGTCCATCTTTGTAGATGTGCTTGTGTGGCTTGAATGTCATACCAAGAGGCATACGCATAGTTGCTAGTTGTAGAAACTCATCATCTGGACATACATTAGTCCGAGCAGTAATCTCTTCTTTTCGATTGATGATATGAAGTAGGGAACCATCAACTTTTGACTTAATATAATCCATTATCAATCAACCTTTTCTACTGCGTTGTAATAATTCTCTGTACTGAGAATCATCTCGTCAAACATGCTATCAAAGCTATATTCTGGTTCCCAACCCAGCTCTTCTCTGAGTAGAGTCGAATCACCCTTGAGATCGTGAAGTTCCTCTGGTCTGAGATACTTCTCTCCAATGACAACATAGTCTTTGTAATTCATACCGAGCTTTGCAAAGACATATTCACAGACATTACGAACACTGTGAGAAACTCCAGTGGAGCAAACATAATCCTTTGGTTTATCTGCTTGTAACATCATCCACATTGCTCTGACATAATCCTTTGCATGTCCCCAGTCTCTTCTTGCATCAAGGTTACCCAACTTCAAATCAGTTGCTTCACCCATTGCAATAGCTACTGCACCCTTGACAATTTTATTTGTCACAAAATTAGAACCTCTTCTTGGTGACTCATGATTGAATAGAATCCCATTGCATATAAACATATCATAAGCATTTCTGTAGTTTCTGCAAGCATTAAAAGCGAATAATTTCGCACACCCATACGGACTTACAGGAAGCATTCGCGTAGTCTCTCTCTGGAATCCATCCTCATCAATACAGTTACCAAACATTTCAGAAGAGCTTGCCTGATAAATCTTGGTTTCTGGACAGATTAACTTACATGCCTCTAGTAGATTGAGAGCACCAAGTCCAGTCACTGTTGATGTTTCGATGGGAACATCAAAGCTAACTCTGACGTGTGACTGTGCGGCAAGATTATAGACTTCATCAGGTTTACACTTCTGGAGAACCGTGATGAGCGATGCGAGATCAGTCATGTCACCATAGTGCAAATTCAACTGTTCATAGCAACTACCCAACCGTGATGTTTGATTTTCTGATACCGAGTTCCTTCTTAGAATTCCGTGAACTTCATATCCAATTGACAGTAGGAATTCTGCTAGATAAGAACCATCCTGTCCGGCGATGCCAGTAATAAGAGCGACTTTCTTCTTCATTAAATTATTCCCATTTCTTTCAGAACCTTATCGTTTCTATCTTTAAGTAGAGAGAACTTAGATCCTTCAACTATAGTTTTATGTTTATTAGATGAGTTATGCCAGTGCCATGCAAATGACTCCAAGAACAGATTACTTGGATCAGTGGGGTTTTCAAACCAAGCAGCTTCAGCTTCTCTACTTAGTGGTTCATCAACCTTACTAACAAGCCAATCACAATCAAAGAAGGGTGATGGAAAGACTGTAAATGCATTTGGATTTTTAGCGTACACAGGTCCAAGCATGTCCTCATCGAAACAAGTGGTTCTTGTTCTGATTGGTGTCCTCAACAGTTGCTCCATACAACTCTCAATGTATTCACTTCCCTTGACTGCACCCAACATGGCGGCACATGGTCCATGACAGTCAGGTTCCCATCTTCTTTCCTTTGCGAAGTCCATGGATGATCCCCACTGGTAAGCAAAGTTCTGATCCAGAATTGGTTTGAAGTCTCGGAGAAGAATCATGTCCATGTCCATGTAAATTCCACCGAACTTGTAGAGAACTAAGAAGCGCATGATACCACTCGACATCCAGTGTCTGTCATCATCAGACACGTTTGTGTATTTACTGTTTCCCTCTAATGGTGTACCTTCTGATACTTCATCGGCAGAATACACTTTGAGATCAACAATGTCCTTGTATGGTTGAATGTTTTCTTGCTCACTGATATCGTATTCAGACCAGACAGTTAATTTAGTTTTGTCTAAATTCTGTGTTGCAATGTACGACTTGATTGCTTCCAGTTCTTTTGGTGATCTTGCCTCAGTATAGACATGAAAATTAGTAACCTCTTCTGGGTATTCGTAATCTTCTTCCTTAATCGAACCAAGAAAGTCTAAGGTCTTTCTGTAATCAAAATATAAATCCGGGTGTGTTTCTCGTGTAATGTTAATCATATAATGTATCCATAATCACCATGGTCAAATGTCTTTCTATCTTTTCCTGAAATCAAACCAAACAGTTCCCTGTCTTCTTTTCTGTTCATATCATCAACGAAAATTGGAACTGTGGTATCAATTTCATCTAGGATTTCCATAATCTTTTTTCTCTCACCATGTGCAGGACCATCTACTATGATCACATCATATTTAATTTTCTTTACAAAATCCAACACAATCTTTTTGTCGTACCAACCATCAACTATGGGGGCATGAATATATTGTTCGTGATACAAACCACAGAAGTGCTCATGTTCTTCGACAGAAAAAACATTGTATCCCAATTTAACTAGATTCTCTGTTCCTTTACCACTACCAAATTCTAGAACAGTCGATCCGGGTTCAACCACTCGACCGAAATGTCCAAAAAAATTACCCTTCAATGACATAGAATCATGATGATATTCGAATGGTGGTTGGTCATTGTTTTTTACGGACTGCATTATAATAAATCTCCATTATAGTCTATTTAGTTTGTCACAAATATCCGTGATCATATCATGTGTGATATCTTTGTGATTACCGATGTATATACAATTGTTATGAATTTCATTTGCATTCTTATCAAACCTAGATTGTTCAACAAAATTCATGAAGGGATGCTCGTATAAATTACCTGCAATACAGGGTCTATATTCTACGTCGTTTTCTCGTAAAAGATTCTTAATATCATCAATGTTATTGTTCTTTGTGAAGATAGGGAAGGCAAAATTGCTACAACCCTCAACATCAAAATCTGTTCGGAAAGATTCTGGATCTAGCTTTCTCAAGAACAAACTAAAGTTTTCATTTCTTTCTTCTATGGCAGAATCAAGATTTGGTAGCTGTAGTAACCCTAGCTTGGCATGGAGATCGGTGCTTCTGATGTTGAATCCATCACGCAAGAATGTGAACAAAGGATCAACCCGATTAGAGACTCTCTTCTTCTGCTCTTCTTCTGGAAGCTCACGCAGTAAACCATGCGAACGGAGAAGTAGTAATTCGTGGTATAAGTTTTCATCGTCGGTACAGATCATACCGCCCTCCATCGTGGTCATGTGGTGACCATAATAGAATGAGAAGGATGACGCAATACCGAAAGTTCCCACCTTCTTACCCTTAAACGAAGCTCCATGTGACTCACAGCAATCCTCGACTAGAGTAACTCCATACTTTTCGCACAACGAAATAAGCTCGTCTGTTATGGCAGGGAAACCCAGAAGGTGGGTCAGAGACAAGAATTTTGGTTTATGTGTCTGGAAGATGTGTTCCAAGTTCTCTAGATCTGGACCAAAGTTTTTCAGATCAACATCACACAATTGAAGTCTTGCAAACTGCATGATAGGTGTAACAGCAGTAGCCCATGTACATGCCTGAGAAACCCATAATGGTTTCTGTTCTATACCAGATAACGCTCGTGTGATTGCTAGATTTGCAGACGATCCGGAATTGACAAAGACTGAGTACTTACAACCCAACCACTCAGACCATGCTTTTTCAAATTCTTTAACAACAGGGCCCTGAGTCAACTTATCCTCATTTAGCACGAAATCACTGAGAACCTCTCGTTGATCTCTACTAATAGCCTCATCGGTCATCAACTTCCACTTCATAATAAATCCTTAGTTTTTAAACAACCATTCTTTCAGTGTATTTATAACAGCTATCTGATTTTCTTCTGTGAGGTTATAAGAAGAAGGTAATGATATACCTCTATTGAAAAGATCCATACTATTAGTATAATCTACGGGCATTCGAACAGAGTCTTCTTCTGCGTAACAGGGTTGATCGTTTAGTGGATAAAAGAATTCTCTAGTTTGAATATTTTTAGATCTCATGTATTCAATCAGCTCGGTCTTCTTGTCACACATAAAGGAAGTAAACCAATAGACTGGGGTACAACCATCTGCCTTATGGACTGGAGTGAAGCAGGGTGATATATCAGAAAGCTCCTTCACATATAGGTCATGAATTTGCTTTTTCTTTTCAATGATAGCAGTAAGTTTTTTCATCTGGGAAATACCCACTGCTGCTTGCATTTCAGTAAAGCAAAAATTATATCCAATATGATCGTGTTTGAATGTTCCCTTACCATCCCGACCATGATTCTTGAGACGATAACAACAGTCCCTAAGATCCTTATCATCAGTTATGATGACTCCACCCTCGCCACACGTCAATGTCTTGTTTCCGTAGAAAGATAGAACACCAAACTGACCAAAGGTTCCAACATGTTGATCATCAAGAAGAACACCAACACCCTGCGCAGCGTCCTCGACTACCTGTATGTTCCGTTCATTTGCAAAGTCCATAATAGAATTCATATCTGCACACTGACCATAAAGATGTACAGGCATAATTGCCTTTGTAGAATCAGATACACAAGCTTCTATGTCCTCGACTCTCATACAGAAAGTGTATGGATCAACTTCACATAAAACAGGTGTTGCTCCACACAGAAGAACTGCATTAGCTGAAGCAATGAACGTCATGTTCGGGACTATGACTTCATCACCCTTACCGATACCCAATGCCTTCAGGCAACAGAAGAGAGCCACAGTACCATTAGTCATAGCGACTGCGTACTTGGATCCTGTCAGATCACAAATCATACTCTCAAACTCTTTTGTTAAATCATGCTCGACGACATAAGTAGACTCAATAACTCGCCTCAATTCTTTGAGTTCGCTGTCATCGATCCATGGTTCAATCTGGGGTATAAAGTCTGTCATATGATTTTTGTTCTCTTATCTCACATTGATAATGTTCATTGATTCTTTTCTTAACCAAGAATCGTTCATCATTATATTTGGCGTTCAGTCTAGCAAACTCAATGAACTCATTATCAAATTCTTTCTTTGCTTCTTTATCTCTAAACCCTGCTTCAGTATCCCATATTTTTGTATTAATGTCTTTGAGTTCTTCGTAGAGTTCTGAATCAATAAGGATACCTTCATTTATTAGAGCCATATCAAGAGTCTCACGCTCACCACGGACGTACATGAGCCTTTCATTATCTTGAATTCTAGCCAACTTGATATCTAATATCGTTATTTTATCAAAAATTTCACCAATTGCAACTTCAACTTTCATTTATTTTTTCCTTATCACAGCTATGTTACTCTCACACCAAAGATCATCTTCACCATAGTAATTTATAGTGTCAATGTACTGATTAATATAGGCGTTCTGTTCCTCATTCATGAACTTACTAGAAAAAGGCTCCCCATCAAGGACACGTTGTATGGTTGCATCAACAGAATTGTCCAAGTCAATTTCTTCAGCACCGAGCCACTCAGAATCAGGTCTAAAGTTGGGTCTATGGTGGTGAGGTTCTTTACTGTGTCCCCACCACATCGAACCATTTTTCAGGTCTTCCAATCGACAGATATCTTCAATAATATAGATTCCACCAGAAGAGAGTCGGGGAAATATGTTCGCAAAGCTTTTCATGATATCATGTTGGAAATGTGATCCGTCATCAATAACAACGTCCACAGTTTCTCTTCCTGTGACTTCATTTATCATTTTAAACATTGTATCTAAGTGCTCTGGATTTGCTTGATCACCCAAAAATAAACCTGATTTGTCAATCGACTCAATCAATTTATTTCTTGCTTCATAGTCATGATATGGGAAAATAGTTTCTGGATACATCTCATGTGGAATATCCATCCCTAGAATAAAGGACTCTGGAAAATACTCAGCCCACATTCTGAGGGAAGCTCCTCTCCAGACACCAATCTCTAGAATATTATTCTTTTCATTTCTTTTATCAGATAAAAATTCTTCGTAGATACGAGTGTATCCATTTTCACTTTTATCAGTGCCATACTTAAGACCAAGTTCTGTCAAATCACTCATAGTTAATCACTGTCCAATCCTTTTCATGTTTTCCTAGCGGGTGTTCTCTAAAATCGTGGAAGAACAATTTACCGTCAGTTGGGTAATGTTCCACCATGGATTTAAATGAACTTTCCATTAGGTGTATCTCTTTTGCATTCTTAATAATTTCTGTAAAGTTAAAAATATTTTCACTCACATCATTTCGTATGATCTTTAGATCATTTTCAATTGTAATCTCAAACCCTCTAGAAGGATCATCATGAACAAATATGTAGTCCTCTCCAGTAGGATTGAGTTTATCAAATACTCTCTTCTCTTCATCTTCATTCGGTTCAACATAAAACAAATCTTGCTTGATGTCTAGATCAATATCTAACTGTTCATAAAAGTATTCCCAGCAGTTTTTATCTGGAGATGGGTTTGTTGGGTAATTACCATGTCCCACAATGTATAGATCTTCTGTTGTGAAATCATTTTCGTTCATGAACTCATATACACCAGCATATTCATTACCGTCTATCCGATGTACTTTGATATGATCGTCATCGCGATACATCCACTCGATCATATCAAAGTACTGCTTTTTGGCAAAAGTATGGATGGTGTCACCTTCATACAAGTCCGCAAAATATCTAACCATACCATTACAATCGATGTGATCACCCAACCCAAGATGGTGGTGAATTACTATATCAGCCATTCTTAATTCTTTCTATGTGAGACTGTACCTGCATAAATTTATCAACGTTAGAAAAATCAAATGATGAATCTAAGTTTATATTGGCTACAGATTCCCATTCTTCTACAAACATGCTAGGTAGATTCCAGTTGATATAAATTAATCTCATGTTGCTCTTTTTCATAATAGGAACTGTTCCTGTCAACAAACACTCATAATTTCTGTGCGTATCATATCCAGCACCCTCTAAACAGATGCAATATCTATATTCAGATAACAACTTCATGTAATCATCAAAGCCTAACTTTTCCTGTTGGACATCAACATACGGAAGAGAAGAAAGGAACTCTATTGCAGCGGATCTCACAGGGTTTGTTGACTGTGTGTGGTATGGTAAAATAATCTTATTTTTCTTCTCTATATTTTCTTGGTTCAAGTATTTCTTGAGAAGCTCCTGATCGCCACCCGCTCGTTCCTTTTCCTCAAAACCAATGGGAATACCTACAACCTTTCTGTGATCGACAGGTGGATTGGTACAGAACCATTTCACACACAATTCGTTGTCAATAATTGGTTGGTAATTGTCCACAGTGTAAGAAGATATTCCACTGACTAACTTGAACGGAACCTTTATACGAGGCAATACTTCTGTCTGAAAGTAATTACTTTTAAGGTAATCTGTTTTCACAAAAATGATATCATTCTCTTTGACATCATTTATCGTGTTCTCGGTAAGATCAGGCGGATTGCATATACGTGAAACAGAATTTGATCGATAGAATTCATCAGTGCAATCCATCGACCAGTCAGCAATACAAGGCATCCAGTTATAGAAAATTAATTTATCATCTAGCACAATATTCATCCAATATAGCTAAATCACTTTCCCAATTACCAGCGTAATTATCATTCTCATCAAAAACCTGCCCGATAAATTTTACAACGGGATCAGCATCACGTTCAATAGGAAAAGGTTTCTTATCAAAGAATGGATCATGTATGAATGAGTCTTCGTGAAGCTCAGGAAAAACTTGTGACCAAAGGAAATGTTGATCTGAACCCTTCTTATCGGGGTTTGATTTAATGTGTTGATCAATCTTGTCAAACAAACCATCCATAAGAACTGGGCGACATCCCCACATACCACCTAACATAGGAACTCTATGGTATGGATGATCCCTCATGATGTGCAGCTTCTTACCAGAATCCAACCACTCATCAACAGCAAGTTTTTCTCTGATACCTAACCGAGAATCCGTATCTCGAACAATCATCGCATCAACATCTGAAAATGAGGCAGGTTCAAATCTCCAGAACATAGAATTAGTGCTACCCGGATCACTTCTAGAAATCAACTCTGCACCAAGTTCTCGTAGCTTTTTACAAATATCATCTGGAACAGAGTTTGCAATATAGAATCTACAGATCCATTCAGGAAAAAGCTCTTTCGCAATCTCCACATTTCTAATAGCACCCACAGTGTAAAGTGGATCATCACCCCAAAGAGAAAACGTTATCAATTTCATTTTAGTATTGACTCCGTACCTTCTGATGAATAGTGATAGTGGTGAAGACAATCATCAATAAAGATCTGTTCTTTGACTTGAGGATAAAGCCTTAGTAACCAATCAGAGTCCTCACATGACTGACCTTGCGCATCATAATTTTCTGTGAACTTTTCAGCCTTTGCAATTTCACTTTTCCATGGACACATATGAAATGGTGGTCTCTTCAGATCATTGAACCCGACACCATTAAACTGCAACTGATCCATTGGATCCCAGTTGTGATCAATATCAAACACAACGTCAAATTCTGCACCGTTATAGTTACAGTGTTGTTTGAAGCAGATCACATCTGGTGTTTCATTATCAAGAACATCTAGGATTGATGGGATATAGTTATCAGCCACGTTGTCATCATCGTCAAGGAAGCAAAGATATTCTCCTCGCGCCATATCGAGAAGTTCGTTCCTCTTCTCGTAGATATGAAAGGACTTGTTGTCCAACATAACGAGAATCTCTACTCGATCATCATCGAACTGATTCTCTAGTTTTTCCAGTAACGTCTCTAGTTGTTTAATTCTCGATGGGATCGATAAAATTAGAATAGAGAGCTTTATGTTTTCGGGGCTTTTTGGCATATGACTTCCTCAATCCGTTCACTGAAATTAACATAAGACTCTGCAATCTTACGATTCTTTTCAACATACTCCATCATATCATCATAACTTTCCATAGTCAAGGCATTAATTTTAGGAATTAAATCATCGACAGTATCAAAGAGAATCATACCACGAACATCAAAGAAGTCTCCGATGTTTGGACATCCACAATAAATTGGCACTGTATATGTGATAATCGGATCAATCAGTTTCTCACCAAAGTGGTTCCTGACACGTTGGTTCTCAACACAGATGTGGAACATTGAGTGAAAGAGATCTTCTTTCTCTCCAGTAGGAAGTGGGTTAGGGGCATCTAGAAATGACTTCCTGCTAGTGAAGAACATCTTGGGAATTTGAATTTCTTCCTGTCTCTGCCAAACTTCGCGTCGAGTATAGTATCCTGCACGATCGATGTTGTACCAAGAAGCCAAAAAACTAACATCATTAAGAGTTCGGTCTCTCTTCTTGAAGATCTCAACTTCTGGATCAAAGTAGCCTAGACCATCTGGATGATCAATCTTACCTCTGTTCAGCCAAGTCGAACCGTAAGGGAAGAGTACGGCGTTTGAGCAAGCCTCAACGATCTCATCATCATCACATAAAATCAAATCATACTTTTTATGATGAGATATTACGGATGCTATTGACTCTCGATTAGGAGACTTTGCATTTTCACTGGAGAGGATGAGCACCTTAAATGCGTCGGGATTATCAAACTCCTCAATACGGACAAAGTGTAACTCGACAGGAAAGTCGAATTCTATATCAGAATCAAAAAGGTATTCACCGTTTTTATTTGTAGGCTTGTACGACATCGTAGACTTCATCATCAACCATCCTTAGTTTTTTCACACGTTCAAAGTTATCTTTGATCGCATCAAGTTTTTGTTCATAGAGTTCTGGTGTGAGTTGACTGATATCAAAGTCATCGGTCAACTTAATTATACCATCTCCGTTAAAGTAATTATAGATTTCATCAGTTCCCCAGTACACGGGAATAGTTCCTGTTGCAAAGGCATCAGTTATCTTTTCTGTGAAATAGATCGTAGAATCACGCTTACAGTTTTCGGTGACAAATGTGAACCTATAGTCCTTGTATCCCTCAAGTTTATCAAACAGGGAAGATCCAATACGATCACCATTTATTGATCCCATGACATCTACATGTCCTTTATACTTCTCCGCAAGCGTGTGACGCAGTTGCTGACCCTCTGTGAAGGTTTTATTTGATGCGACCATGGAAACATTCTTAGTCTTCTCATAGATCTCGAAGTCCTTGACCCAAGGCAGATTACTAGAGGACGGGACAAGATGAATTCGTTCGTGCTTAGAAACTAGATCCAAATCACATGTACAAATTGCTGTGTAATAATCAAGAAGGACTTCATAGTTTTCGTGTACAAAGTCATACACCTGTGGTACAACCACTGGAGACTCTGATACCCAAGCAAACTTTTTCTCAGGAAGTTCTTCGCTGTCAAACATACCAATGATTGCATTATCAATACAAACAACTGTATCTGTTTCGTTAGAGTCTCTTGTCCATTTAAAACTTTCGGGTGTCAGATCCGAACAGGATGAATGTTCATAATGAAAAGGCTCACCCAGACACATAATTTTATCACTCATTATTTAAACCTACACTTTGCCATTCTATTTTACCTTCATCAAAACCCATTTTTCTGAGAGAGTCTTTCTTGGAATCAACGTCTGAAAGACCCATTTCGATCACAGTGTCTCCATTTGAATCACCCGGCCATGTACAGTACTCATAGCCAAGCATACCAAAGTTACAGTATTTATGACCATTAATTACACTGTTGAACATGACCTCGTGATCAAAGTTTTCCTGACCCTCTCTCCTACTTTTATCAATCTCAGCTTTCCAACTCTTCAGAAAGTATCTGCTTTTTGAATTATTTTTAAACCAAATTGGAGAGGCTTTGATGCCGGTTATGTCATGGATGTGTGAAGCAAAAAGTACATCAACCGGTTGTGCTCCATCATTATTCAATTCTTCCAGTCGAGACATTCTCTTCAGGAGAATGGTATCTACATCGAGCCATAGAATATTAGAATCAAACTGACGAAACTTATCGATTATATAATCGACCTTTCTCCTACAGTTCTCCTTATAAGAACCAAGACTATCCAATTTTTCAATGTGGTAGTCGTAGCCATATTTGTCTAGCTGTTCTTTTAATCGATGGTAGGATTTTTCGTAGTACTTTGAATCGTCTACATCACAATAATAACTTATCACTTTTAAATTCATTATCACTTACCTATATGGTATTTTGGAACGAGTTCCCAATCCTGTTTATCTCTATGAGGAATAATTTTTATCTGTCCAAGTGTCGCCTTTGGTTCTTGGCACGAATCTTTATCTACTATATCAAGTAAACCCCATTCGTCAAGAAGATTAACTATAGTATTTCTTCTAGCGACATCACTATCAGAAATATCAGATTCTAATCCATCTAAAATAAACAATTCCTTGAAATGTAATATGGCATATCTACCTCTCTTGTGTAAAATATGACATGATTGAAATAACTTATTTTCTTTTCTCGACGAAACTCCCATGCGAGTAAGAGTTTCTCTAATCTTCAAAAAATCGTCTTTATCTTTGAAAGTAACTTCTACTCCCAAGTCACTGAATATATCTTCCATCTTAATACTCCATTTGTAAGTATGGCAGTATTATTTATTTAAATCACTTGCCCACACCCCCCGTGGCGAGCTTATTACGCATGAATTCTATGTCTTCTTCTGTCAGAATATCCATGACTTCTTTGGCTTTGGTATCAGAATACCCGTAAAATTGCTTGATGATATCCAAGTTTTCTACAGATTCCTGCTTGAGCCACTTACTGTATCTCTTGTTCTTTCGGATAGACTTCTGTAGATAATCAAACTGCATTTTCTTGTCCGTCTCTGGTCTCACATTCATCTCATTAGCATAGAGAACTGTATCCATAAAATAAGACAAACATCTGTTTACCACAAAAGGAGTATACCCCTTCTCGACACTTTCATCCTCAGTGTCAAGAAGAGGCTCCTTGGAATAATTGATCGCTGTTAAATATTCACCCAACTTCATCAGGAGTCTTTACCGCCAAAAGATTATGAACTCGAACAAGATCCAATGAATCATCACCGTTCTTATAGTATGAACCGGGGTCTGAACCATACTTCCAAAGAACATGATCACCGGGATTAATATCGTAGTGTGATTCTACAAGCTCTCCAACAGAAACGACTTCACTCCAAGTCATCATGTTATCAGGCAAATCTTCCTTGTAAACAATACCAGCTTCAGTGGTATGTTCTTCCTTGAATACTGTTTTCACGGCAACCCAGTCACCATACGCTTTAAATTTACTCATTTGTATACTCCTTTGTTTGCATGTGGAAATGGAATGTTTGGAACTTCAACTCCAAGAAAATCACAGAGTTCCTTCCATTCATCACCAGTTTCCCAGCATAGTTCAATATAATTATCTTTATCTTTGAAAAACTCTCTGACAGCGGCATTGTGTGTTTCATATCTGTGGATAAACTGAGACGCATCTGGTAGATCTTCTTCAGTTGCACCATGCATAAGAAAGAAGTTTCTATCACTGTTTGCCAAAGTTTCCGAATCCTTACGAACAGTTAAAACAAACTTAGCGTCAGGATACATCTTATGACATTCTTTGAATGTCCACATCCATGGATGATCACTGAATGCATCATAGTTTTCTGTTACCTGCTTCATGATAGCAAGCTCTTCTGTAGTAAAATTGTCGTAGTCATAATCAACAACAATATCTTCAACATTTCTTCGAAGATATCCCTGCGCATTACCACTAAAGTACAGATAATCTGTCTCAATATCTACATGTCGCATATCAAGTAAACGCAGACACTGCTCCAGTGTAGTTGTTCCTGTCTTGAACATTCCTAGTCCGAATACTTTCATTTGAATTCACACTCCATCATAAGCTCAACAATACATGCAGTCAAATTAATTTCTTGATCTGCAACGAACGCTGCTTTGTGTTGATAATCGGCTAGAATGAGAATTGCCTGTGGGATAGATGATGGTGCAACATAATCGTGTAGTCCATCATAGATCTTTCGGAACAATTCTGTCTGTGAGTTATCTAGATTTGAGACGACCCACTTTCTAGCCTCTGTGAAATTCTTACCCTTCATGGCAACTGCAAGTTCCTTGACCTGTACTTCACCAATCTGAGAAAGAATTCCGATGTCAATAATTCCAGCGACCGAATACCGCTGAAGCTCATTGAGAACTCGTCGGAAATCCGGAAAGTACTTTGTAATAAGTTGTGCTAGAATCTTATCCTCGTATGGAATAGCTTCCTTGTCAAGGATTGTCTTGACTCTCTGCATGAACTGACCTGCAAGAGATGGTTTCTCTTCCGAGGGGATTGCAAATTCAATGTTTGTACAACGAGAATGAATCGGCGAAATGATACGATTCTTGTAGTTGCATGTAATAATGAATCTACAGTTGTCAGCGAACTCTTCGATTGCACCACGAAGCGCAGGCTGGATACTGTTCGCATTACTGTAATCGAACTCGTCAAGGATAACAACCTTCTTGTTACCACTAATCGATACAGTACTCGCAAAGGTTCTGATCTTTGTTCTGAGTGTGTCGATGTTACCATCTTCAGAACAGTTGATCAGGATGCTGTCTGCGTCAAGCTCATTACAAAGAGCACGGGCGACACTCGTCTTTCCGCAACCTGCTCCCCCAGTTAGGAGCAGGTTCTGACATTCTCCACTACCGACGATATCCTTGAATGTCTCCTTCAAAGAGACAGGAAGAATACAATCATCAATCGTCGCGGGACGATACTTCTCTACCAATAGACCTTGCATGTTTACCCACTATACTTGCTAGAAGCCTCAAGTGCAACCCAGTACTTCACTCCACCAGACTTACTGGTGAACTGGCTAACGACCTTCTCAGTGATGTCAACTTGATAATCACCGGGGATAAACTTAAGATTCTCAATCTTGAAGTGGAAATCAAACTCTGCACCGGATTCGTTTGAACCAAGCTCAATCGAGTAATCATTACTGGTTGGTTCAGACTTGTCAAGAACCGCTGCGACGATGTTTTCACCCTCAGATCGGATCGCAAGATCTGGAAGCTGCAATACAGATGCTGCTCGTAGGATCTCATGGAACACTGAGTGAGGGAGATTGAAAGATACTGCAACACTAGGCATATCAAGTCTTCGTGTTGGAACGGTCAGCAACGAAGGTTCCGAATAGTAATACTTGACACAAGAGCCAGTAGCACTACGAATCATCACATACTTTTCACTGAACTCAAATTCTGGGTCATCAAACAACGAGATGGTCCCAAGGAACTTAGACAAGTCCCAGATACCGAACTCAGTCTCAAAATCTTCCTCAACTTCTGCTTCAGCCATAACGTTCTTTGCAGGAGTAATCGTGCAAAGTTTGTTACCGGGCTTAATTAGAATGTTTGAGTTGATGTTAGAAAAGTTCTTAAGGATTTCAAATGTATTCTTACTGAATTTCACCTAGCGTCACTCCAATCTTCCATTTCCATGTAGTCATCATAATCAATATTTCCTTTCGATACATTTTTAAGGTGCTCCTTCGAGGAGCCTCTCTTAGCCTTTTTAGACTTATGAACCGATTTAATCCGAGGTTCACGATCCTTTTCGTAAGGATTCTTAGTCTTTCTATTACTTCTTTTATTTTCCATAACAATAGTATACCACAAAAATGTTAAAGTTCAACAAATTGTTTGGTTTCTCCATCATCTATAAATGTGTAAAACTTGCCAGTTGAAGAATTTACCCACATGTCACCAACTTTAGGATCTGGTGGCTGAATGTCTCTATATGATACTCTGGTAGAGCCTAATCCTATCCAACTAGAATTGCTGTCTGGGGTTTCCCCTATAATAGTATCAACGGCAATAAACATCTTGCCTTCAAATATAATCTTATCACCAGACCTGTAAGTTCTAGCCTCACCTGTGGTATGTAATGGATTAAATTCACCACGGAAGCCTTCTAGGTTATATAATTGATTATTGTTTGGTAAACTACTCATTTTACTATTCTTAGAATTAGGGTATCTTTATTGATACGTCCTGTTAGTTCCTGTTCTTTAGAAGACAAAGTATTTATTTCATTCATCATTCTATTAATATGGCAACCAACCAAAGAGACTATCCACTTGGAATCTCTTCTACCACAAGTCTTGACAATACCCCCATCAACATCCTGAAGAGTAGTACCCTTTACAGTAAAGCCTTTCTTGGAGGTATAGAAAGCAATCTTTTTCTGTTTAGTGTTGAATAGGAGAACTCCCTTTGCACCAACAATTTCAGTAGGAGAAATGCTCTTACCATAATCCTTATGACTCGGAAGGTACTTCACTGATTTCACCATTTGCTCTGGGGAGATCTTCTTCTTACGGCGGGTCACAGTTCCTTTGATCCTGAACTCATCGACAATAGTCTCAAGGTATCCATGAAGTCTCTTGATCTTTGTCTGGTTCAAATAGGACCAACCTTCGACAAGATCCTCATCGACTTCATCAATAACAGAATTAACTTCGTCTAGAAGTCTTTGGAAATGTTCTGCTATCTTTTTGGCTTCTCTAGACTTCACTCTGTTTGCTTTGATGAGAGTCTTTACATTCTTACGAGTAATATTAGAATTGTTCTGGAGTGCATCGATATATTCATCGATCCACGCTTCTACGGTACATGCAGTTTCAGAAATCATTTTGGTTTCCAGAAGACGAACACAGGTTCGTACTTTAAAAATCGTCCTTTTACTTTACAGAAATTCTTACACTTTGGTATACCGTTCTCATCGACTCGATTCTGACCCGGCATAGATTCCATTGCCATTTTCAATGTATACTTATATACCATTCCATATTCTTCAAGTATATTTTTAGAATCTTCTTCTAGTGGGAGATACCCATCCTTCATTTTGATATCAGCAATGTTCCATAGAAGATACCTGTCATCCTTGAGCCAGTCAACACAAGTTTTCAAAGTTGGTCGAAGAAATCCATCTCTCCAAGAATCATAGGAAGAGCCATACTTTTTGTACGATTGATTCTCATCTTCACTGTAGGCTTCTCTGTTGAAGTATGGTGGAGAAGTGAATACTAGATCAACTGATCCTTTATGCTTCTGGAAGTTTTCGTCATGCTGAATTTCTTCAGAACCTAGCTGATAAATCTCGTAGCTGTTTGTTGAACTGAAGAAAGGATTAGCCCTGTACGTTTCAGTATTGTAAAAATCAGCGACAGAAGAATATTTAGAGCTACCATCATCGTAGAAATTATCAGGATTGGGATCAGTGCCAAGATAAAGAATATTGCGATCATCACGACAAGACATAGCGCCAAGAATTCTACCACCCCAACCTGAACTAGGGTCAAAGATCTTGATGGTCTCTTGTGATTTAATGCCATCCGTAAACCTCTCGTATAGGTATTTAGCCGTCATGGGAGGAAAGTTTACAGCAGGCTGTATGTAACCAATTCTAAAAGATTTGAATCCAGCAGGAAATACAGGATTGCCTTTCTTATAGATTCGAATCGCGTAGAGCTTCTCATCAGTTGTGTTGTTAATATCAAACGTGGAGTGGTGACGATATGAGAGCATCGATCTCCACTGGTCTAGCTGATCCTTAGTAAGCTGAAGAATATCAGACTGTTCCAACTGATGATAACTGCTACTCAAACCATCACGCTTCTTGACCTCTTCGATCATGAAGTCGTAACCCTTGAAAGGTTCTGGGTTTTCAAAGTATAGTTTCAACCACTCTTCAGCAGACCCGACATCCACAATTGAATGTTTCTTACTGTGCTTGATTGCAGAAGTTGCGTGA